CTAAAATGATTCTATATCACTAAGTGGGTTAAACCTTATTGCATCATCTAAATACTCAGGAGCAAAGTGCGCATAAGTCATAGTTTGCTCAATTTTTGAGTGACCAAGAATCTTTTGCAATGTCACGATATTACCGCCTCGAAACATAAAATGCGTGCCAAAAGTATGCCTCATAATATGAGTAGCTTGTCCCTTTGGTATATCCGGTTTAACTTTGCGAAGCGCATTCCTAAAATCTTTATAAGATGCATTTGGAAATAAAAATGCAGTCCTGTCTTTGGTCACTATATCAATAACATTTTGAGATAGTGGGATCGTGCGTTTTTTACCATTTTTAGTTTTAAAAAGTGTAACTCGGTTATGAACAATGTGTTCATACTTGACACGCTTAGCTTCGCTCCAGCGAGTACCTGTACTTAAACCAAATATGGCTAAACGATAGTTATCACCGCTTAGTTCCGCCAACAATTTTTTCACCTCAAATGTCGTTAGATATGACATTTCAGGAATGTCTTCTTTAAGTTTTTTGTGACCCGCAATTGGGTTCTCTGACAAAAACAGACCAGAGGAAATCAAGAACGTAAACATTCCTCTCAATTGCACTAGCTCTCGATTAATCGTTGATGCTTTTACACCGCTAGCTAATCTGTCATGGCAATAATAAGTTAGTGTAGACTTATCTATCGATGACGCCGCGGGATCGCCCATCAATTTAATAACGCGATTAACTTCTCGTTGCCTATGAGCTGCATGCTCATTATTTTTACCGTGATATTTCCACCAAATTTCAGCCAACTCGGATAACCGTCGCTTGTCTTTTAGTTTCGGTTTCCACTCATCGGATTGATGATTCGCAATAAGGTATTTTTCGAACGCTATAGCTTCATGTTTCTTGTGAAATTTACGTCTGACACGTTTTCCATTTCTGCCAGCCGGTCTAATGTCCACTTCATATCGACCATCTTCAAGTTTCTTAATTGACATAAGAAAACCCTCCAATGGAAGAAATGCTTTGTGACTCGATAAAATCACAAAATGCTAAATGTATGATTAACCAGTTTTCTTTTCTGAATGGGATGAGGTTGTTATTTCTTGCCCACTGTGTGCGAGAGCTGGTGCAATTTGACCTACCTCTGGAGCAGTTTCACCAGTCATAAACCACATCGTATATTTTAGAAACTTTGGATGACTCAATATCTTCATTGTTACCTCTGTTGGTGGCTTAGACCTATTTGTTTCGTAATAAGTTAAAGAACCATAAGGAATATCAACCAAATCAGAGAATTGGCGCCTATTAAGTCTCTCGGACTCTCGCATAATAATTAATTTATTGGCTATATCTATTGACATATCGTTTAGATCTCAATAATCTTTGCTTATATATTCAATGCAATCATTTGGATGTGCATCATAATTGGAAGTAACCATAGATAATTGATGATTACTAAACGGAAGATTAGCAAATGTTGAAACCTATGATAAGCAATTCTGACAACCAGTATCAAATTAGAAGTGTTTCTGATGGTTTGCCGTATCAGGAATTTGCAAAACACATTGGTAAATCGCCAGAAGCAGTGAAAGGAATGATTAACAAAGGCAAGCTTCCAGTATTGGAAATGAAAGAAAGCCCTGACTCTCAACGTGCTGAGTATTGGGTTTATATTCCAGCTTGGAATACTGGGTTAAAGCTTGCTCATGAATCATTACCAAAAGAAATGCGTGATGGTTGGTTACGCTGGCTTGGGTTAGGAGAGCCAAAATGAATATGAATTTAGTTCAAGTATCAACACATAGCTTTAAGTATCGTAACTTTCAAATCATTAAGTTACCGGCTAAAGCAATGAGTCCCGTAACTCGTTTTCATGTTCAACGCGATGATAATTCATTTGGATTATTTGATTCTATAAATGATGCCATTAAATATATTGATTCACTATTTATAATTGTCGATGAACTTCCATTTTATCCACTAATAAAGGGGTAGAAAAATGACTCAATTAAATTTTCAGCAGCACAAATATAAATTAACAGGTTCATCTGTTAATAAATTCAAAAGTAATAAGAAGCAATATAAGTTATCTAGCATTGATAAGTTATTTATGTTTATTAGCCTTTTATTCTTATTTTTTATTTTTACTTCTGTATTTTGATAAAAGAAATGAATAATTCAGCAATTGAATTAGTTAAAGCTAAACAGTTGATTGAATCAGTAAGTAATGTGAAAACTGATGATATTTCGCCAAGTAAAAGAACGATTAGGCGCTATGAAAATCATGGTGAAAGTATTGAGTACCGTGTGAATGAGTTGAATAAGGCAGCCCAATTAAGAACAACGGTTTTTCATTCAAATAAAGAATGTCCAGATAATACAGAGTTATCAGGATTTATTGAGTATTTAAGATTAAATGATGTAAGAATGCTAAATATGATTTTTTATTTAGCAGGAATTAATAGTGATAAGCATCATTTAGCATTAGAGGATTTTAGTAAAAAAGATAAACAATCTATTATATCTGCAATTAACCAAGTGAAAGCACTAGCGGCTCTATTACCCAAACATATCGCCATGCCTATTTAAATCAAAAAAATAATTTTTATGACGTTAACGCGTTAGTTTTTTTTACATTCTAAATTTGAGGATTTAGCAGTGAAAAATAAAGAAACGAAAAATATTTCAATTGGTTTTGGTATTGCAACAAATGAACGCGATTTCGCTGCAATGACTATCTCCGCAATTAGAAACGATGAACGAAAATCCTTATTTGATATGTTTTCATCCCGTCTTGATGCGATCGCCTGTAAAGCAATCAAAGAAAAAATGGCATACGACCAAATCCATCAATTACTTATTGGTGAGTCTGAACATTTCTCAAACTTGGCAGCAGAGTTAGATCATGTCTAAAGAAATCGACCGTGCCAGTGAACATGAAATTTTGATGCGTGAACAGCAAATAAAAGCCGTAACTAACCGAGCTGTAAACGCATCTGCATTTGTGTGTGAAGATTGTGACAATCCTATCCCAGAGCAACGTCGTATTGCTTCAGTTGGCTGCACTCGTTGTATTGATTGTCAGACAATTTTTGAGTTGAAAATTAAGCATTATCGGGCTGTTTGAATGATGAAAAGAACTCATGAGCTAAAGATAGCACCTCGTTATTTTCGATTGATTCAAGATGGATTAAAAACTGCTGAATTTCGCCGAGCTGATAGAGATTTTCAAGTTGGTGATGAGTTGCTATTACGTGAATTTAACTCAGTAAATAAGCCTTATGCGAATTATACGGGGAACGTTATTTTTTGCTTGGTCACTGACATTACAAAAATTAATGAGGTTTATAGCGAGCTTAAACCGCTACCTGCATTTGTGATGATTTCTTTTTCAATTATTCGTATTGAGGATAATTATCGTGGCTAAGTTAAATAAAACAATTCTTAAATGGGCTGGCTCTAAAGTTAACATTATGGAGCAGCTTCGACCTCATTTACCAAATCGTAAATCATATTGCCGAGCTTTCTGGTAACAAGTAATGAGTCAGTTAGCAGTGCAAACACGTCATCAAAATTACAGCGACTCCTTTGTTGAGAGGGAGTTTGCTATTGATTACGCCTATAAAGTCGGTGACTGGAAGAAACCGTCAAAAGAAAATAACGGTTGGGATATTGCTGGAAATGGTGAGCCTGAACCAGTCTATTCTTATCACAAAGATACCCATGCTTATATTTCAAGGTTAATTAAGCATGACGCTATTGATAATCAACTCCGTAGCCCTTCGTTAACCGCCTATATTGAAAGAGCAATTGCGGAAGCAAAAAAAGAGCAAGAAAGACTAGATGAGAGCTGGACAAAAACACCACAGGGTATCGAGGAGCGGCTAAATAAAGAGCCGCACTTTATCAAAACGTTTTACCAAAAAAAAATAGCATGGTTTAAAAAGAATCGCTCCTCTAAAAAAAGTAATGCTTTCTTAACCGGAACAGTTAAGAAAGCATTACTACGCCTGAATATCGTCAGAGCGCAACACTCCGTTAGCCCCTATAAATTATTATCGGCTTACTATCGTGGTGTTTGGCCGCATCTATCGGCTATGAGTCGCCCAAGAATCAAATCACTAGCAAATGAAATTGCATCAAGAGTTGAGTTATTGCTTAACAAACAACTAGATGAATATGGCGGAAAGGAAAATATAGATAAGGCGGGCATGATTGCAGTCTATCGTGAGATTGCAACAGAGGTATTCTCATTAAAGGTGTTGCCTCCGGGTTGGAATGTCTTATCTCCAAAACCGGGTAAAACTACAGATGATTATGATCTAACCTCTGCTTTCGCAGCATTAAATCGCGTCATTAATCCTGAGTGGTGGGAGCGCCAGTTATGGCGTATGCGTTCGGATTGGAGAGAAGCCCTACTACGTGCTAGTAATCAAGTTCATAAGAAAGCGCATCCCTATATCAGTGCAGAAGCCTTTCAAGAATGGAAAGAGCAGAAGCGCAAGAATAGTGATTTTTTCAAATCCCATGAATTGATTGATGAAGAGGGTAATACTGCATCACTTGAAGATATGGTGTTGTCTAGCATCAGTAATCCCGCTATTCGGAGACACGAGTTAATGACTCGCATGCAAGGTGTTGAGTATGTTGCCCAGCATAATGGGGATGTTGGTGTTTTTTATACGATCACTTGCCCGTCAAAGTACCATTGCACGACTTATGGTGGTCGGATGAACTATAAATGGAATCACGATACCCCATCAATCGCACAAAAATACTTAACTGGATTATGGGCAAAAATCGGTGCAAAGCTGCATCGTGAAAATTTACGCATTTATGGATTCCGCGTTGCTGAACCGCATCATGACGGTACGCCCCACTGGCATTTATTATTATTTATGCACCCAAGTGATCGCCGTGCTATCACAAAAATTATTCACGCCTATGCAATCAAAGAAGATAGGCATGAACTTTCTAAATTTCATCGTGAGCGTTTCAATTTCAAAAAGATTGATCCCGCTAAAGGTAGTGCCACAGCCTATATAGCGAAATATATTTCTAAAAATATTGACGGATACGCCTTGCGTGATAAAGACGGAAATCCACTGCTAGATGACGAATCCGGCAAACCAATGACCGAAACAGCCAAGTTTGCCACGGCATGGGCGGCTCGTTATCGCATACGCCAATATCAACCTATTGGTCAACCATCAGTGACTGTCTGGCGTGAATTGAGAAAATTAAATAATCAATTGATATCAACACTAACTGAAAATAAACAATATGACCCTACACACCCGACAAAGCTAAAGGCACTCGTATCTGATCCGCAGTTAGATAATATTCTTGCAGCCGCTGATGCTGGTTGTTGGGCAAGTTACACCTTATTTATGGGCGGTGTTCTGACCCCTCGCGGCAACTATGCGGTAAAACTGGCTTATGAAGAAAAAGATGAACCAAATATTTACGGTGAAATTGTCGAGCGTGTCATTGGAATTTTAGTCCCTAAGTTAGGGGTGAATGGTCGTATCTGTACGCGCCATAAAACATGGAAAATTCAAACTAAATCTAACGATAAACCAAAAGAAATCGATACTAGAAAATCAGCGTCTAAAATCACAGATAAGGAGTCTTTGGCTTTTCTCGGCGGCTTTGCCGCCCCTTGGAGTTCTGTCAATAACTCTACGATAGCTGAATTTTTAACCAAAAAGACAGGGGGAATTGACAGAGCTTTAACTCATTCTGTGTTTAATTTCGCCATTGAAAAAGAATGCCTACTTGCTGATAGCAATAACATTGATAGCAGATTGAAAAAAGGCAAGAAAAAACAATCACAGCCAAAAGATTTAGTTAATTTTGTTGTGAGCGAGTTCAATAAAAAAGACCTTATTATTGCTCAATCTGAAGCTGAAGATATGCTATGTGGCAATGATATTTTACTCAATGGCGCAATTTATCGCCTAATGGTTAATGGTCATCGTTTAAATGGAAAAATGACGAGTAAATCATCTAGTAAAGAACGTCGCAAACCTAAGAATTTATACATTAAGCCAAGAAAAGATATGCATGTCCAAATTAATCAGCAACTGAAATCACTAATTGAGTCATTGGGTGTTCATATTCCAGAGGAAAACTTAATTAATTCATTGATATTGAATAATAAAATCATCTTGAGTGATGCTGTAATTTTGTGGGATGGAGAACGATTGTCTTATCGGCAGGCAGTAAACGGTAAAAAAAGTAATAAAGAATTAAAGATTGAGAAATACAAACAACGATGTGCAGATGCACTGGAGCGAATAACAAAATTGAGGGCAAAAAATGTTAACTAAGTATTTTATGTTTGTCGGTCTTTGGTTTGTTTTTGTTTTATGTATAGGGTTATTGTTTTGAAATGTCATGCGTTAAAATACGCAAAATAAGGTGAGGTTAACAAACCGAAATATGTGAGCTTCATTAGGTTGACAAACTTTACTTTTTGCACCATCAAGGGCGTGATATGGCGGAATATAAAGCACCGTGGGAGTTTTATCCTGAATTAACAGAGGAACGTTTAAGTATTATTGCAGAAGAGTTGTTGCGCGTATTGGATCATACGTATGAGCAGTTATCAACACCATTAGATGATAATTATACAAAAGGAACTTGTACTTTTGGTCGCCAAAGACAGCTTTTGATCAAGTTATGTATGAGTGATAAGTATGATTGGCTATCTTAACAAACCCAGGGATGGATGTTACTTTTAATATCGAGAACATACCTGTTCGCTTTTTTTCTGATGACCCTGAGCAACCTAAAAAACAAGGCTACTTTCGTCGAAATCAAGTGGACCAATTGTGGGAACCAGAGCAAAATGTCCCAATAGTACACAGGTTTGTTATTGAGAAACCAGAATTTGAAGGTGAAGGAGCTAGAGTGCATTTTCTTGGTTATAATGCGCTAGAGGAGCAAATATCGAAATGGACTTATGGTGAAGGTCGAATACCAGTATTACATTCTACAGATAATACTCCACCAACTCCTGTGACTATTGAACTTGATCCTATCAGTGTATCCTTGCCTGATGAAACCAAAAAACAGATAAAGAAATAGTAGGTGAAGCGTGTTTAACGGCTCTAATTTGCGATTGGCTCGTCTGTATCACGAGTTATCACTGGAACAAGTTGCTGAACGGGTTGGTAAAACCCGCCAATATATTCAGCGCTTGGAATCAGGTTATGCATTACCAACAAAAGAGCTTACTAATGAATTAGCATGTGTTTTATTTGTATTACCTGATTTTTTTTATAATAACGAGCAGTCTCCTGTCAATGAAGAGATAGTTCATTTTAGAAAAAGAAGTGCAACAAGAGTGGCGACTAAATTAGCCACTTTAGCAAAAGCTGAGTTATACCGACGCTTAATTGATGTGTTTGAGGAAAATCTAAATTTACCGCCAGTCAGATTCCCAGAAATTAAGGTATATACTCAGGAAGATATTGAAAAAGCTGCTGAAAAATGTCGAATTGATTGGGGACTGGGTTTTGGTCCCATTGATAATATGACAAGACTTGCAGAAAAGCTTGGAGCATTTGTAACTTCTTTTGATTCAGTATCTGATGATGTAGATGCCCTATCTGTACCTTTAGAGCGCCCCTTTATTGTAAGGAATACAGCTAAAAAATCACCGTGCAGACAACGGTTTGATATTGCTCATGAAGTTGGACATTTGATTTTTCATGGTGGTATATCAACAGGGGACAGGATAACGGAATCGCAAGCTAATAGGTTTGCTTCAGCTCTTTTATTACCTAGATCAGCAATGGCAAAATATTTTCCTAAACCAATTGGTGGAAGAATCGATTGGAAAGGGCTAAGTCAATTTAAATTAACGTGGAAAGTTAGCAAAGCAGCGATAATTTATCGTGCTCATCAATTGTCATTATTGACTGATGCTCAATATAAAACAGCATTCTTTGGGCTCAAGCGTAAAGGAGAAGCTATTGATGAAAAAGAAGATTGTCTAATTTCACATGAAAAACCAGAGCTTTTTTATAACGCAATGGATGTTTTATTGAATAATGTATATTCAGATATAGAGTCTTTATCTAAGCGTCTCAACATTTTACCAGAGATGTTAAGAGAGCTTATCAATGAAAAGTATTCAGAAAAAATTTTATTCAAGTCACAATCAAAATCAAATCTTAATCATGATAATGTTATTTCTTTGTCTTCATATCGGTTAGCTTGTAGTTAAATTGGATTCTATTTTTAAGCCGTCACTTCAAAATCTGACGGCTTTTTCTTTACTAAAATAAGTTCATAATTTCGTATCAAATTGCACAAAAAACTTTTTGTATACGAGCAAAGAGTTGTAAATCGACTGTATCATATTTAAATTATAAACAGCATTCTTAGAGTCCTGTCAATAACTTTAGATCGCGGATCACTTCCAATCTATCAGATGTGCAATTTTACGAGCTTGAACTTGGCTCAGGTGAAGTATGCAACATTAAGGAATACGATTTTGCATTTATAGAAATGGAAGCAAAAGATACCTGTTAGAAAAAAACAGCAAAGAAAACAAAATAATTAGTCAATAAAATCAATACAATAATAATATAGTGAGCAAGTTTATGTTAATGTTGTTAATTGACTGATTTGATAGACCTATCGGAATGATTGATGATATCTATATTTATAATATATATAATTTTGCTCAAGAATTCTGAATATTAAGCACTCATTTGGCTACTATTAAAATAAAACCATTAACAAAAACAATTTACATAACATGACAAAAAACCTTCAACTTGCATTTAAAAAATCATATCAGAAATAAATATTTAATATTTCCATATAATATACCCAGGAGACGTTAATGCCTATTTCATCAATATCTAGCACAAGTCAAAATTTATATTCACAAAATGAAAATAGTATTAAAAATCAAAAGGATTTATTTACTGGTAAGAAAAATGAACATTCAATATTTCTTGAACATTTGATGGCAGTAGCAGGTCCTTCTAGATTCGGAGCAAATGCGCTCACTTTCGCTCAATTAGATCGAAGTATGGATATAATAAAACCACAGGTTATCTCAGATCATATGCCTATATTTTATTCATTTCCATCAGAAAAAAATAACACAAAAATATTTAGCTGGAATCTTTTAGCAGATACACATAAAAACAACAACTATCAGAATATTGAAATACCTGAGTCTATTTATACAATACCAAAAAATGAACTTGAATATTTTTATACAAAAAATAAAATTAGTGCGACATGGTTATATTATGATTTATCTACGGAAATTTATTTATCAAAAAACTTTTCAAAAAAAACCATAATAAATGAAATTCTGCTAGGTTCAAATAAAGGAGTAGAATATTTATTATCATTCCTAAATAAAGAATATAAACAATCAAGACTTGCTGATTTAAAAAAAGGGAATCAAGATATAGAGCAATCTCTACGAAATAGAGAAATAGCCAGAAATTCACTCATAAAACATATAAACTCATTACCACATAATGAACTTTGTAATAGTGATATATATTCTTCAATCGTAAAATCACTAAAAATAAATCACACTATAAATAATGGGAGCTTAAGTATAGCTAATAGGGAAAGAACACTAATAAATAATGATAAGTTACTAAGAAAAATATCTGAAAATGATTTTCTTATATTGCAGGAGTGTTTCAACCCCAAATTAATAAATGAAAAAATCAACACCCAAACAACAAATAATAAAAAATTCAATTACATAGAACATAAATATAATAACAGTGATGACTACTGCTCAATTATGTATGACTCTAGCAAATATACAGCTAAATATGTTGAAAAATTCCACCTAGGCAGAAACAAACCATGTATTATGGGATTATTTACTAATAATACTAATAATCACTCTTTAATTATGTGCTCTATTCATTATCCTGGAGAGGAAAAAAACACAGAGAACTTAAGTCAAATAATATCATTAATAGATAGAGTAAACATAGATAATACAGAGGATATTTATATTGGGGGTGATTTTAATCAAATAAAATCAGAACTTGAAGCAAAATATAATTTACTGCCATCTATCACCAGTAAAGCATTAGGACTAAAAATTATTTCAGCTCAAGGAGCCAGCATGTCTGGACCAGATTGGAACGGAGCATATCAAGGAAAAACTATTGACCATATGTTAACTAACCAACAAGGAAAAGCGAAAGCACTAGATATTAAATATTTAAAGTAACTTAACTAAAGTTATATGTTTCGTTGGCAGCTATAGTATCCCCCATTATATAGGGGGAAATAAGGAACTCTGAGCACTATAACAATTAAAGCTATATTTTTAGTGATTGGTACTAATAATTTTTTATCATCACGATTAAAGTTTTTAATTTTATTATTTTATCCTCTTGACGTATAAGGAGTTATCCTAATAACTTTCCTAATATTCATCATGTTAACTAATAAACTTATTGATTCACTTTCATCACAAGGTTGGTATGTGTGGGACGGTTTTCTGGCTTTGTCAGATATTCAAATGATTAAACAATGCTTACCAAAAACATTGCAAGATGCAAGAATTGGGTACAGAGGCTCACTCCAAGAAAATAAAACTATTCGCGGTGACCAAACAGTTTGGCTAGAGCCAGAAATGGGAGCGCCGGTAATTCATTATCTGGATAAAATGGAGCAAATCAGGCAAGCACTTAATTGTCAACTTTATCTTGGTCTACGTGATTTTGAAACGCATTTTTGCCGTTATCCAAAAGGAGGATTCTATAAGAAACATTTTGATAATCCAAAAGGAGTCAGCCGCCGAAAAATTACGACTGTTTTATATATGAATGAATTATGGAAACCTACTGATGGTGGTGAATTGATTGTCTATGACCACGAAGATAATCATTTGTTTAGATTAGAGCCTGTTGCTGGTCGCATGATTTTTTTTATGTCCGAAGAGTTTCCTCATGAAGTATTACCTACTGAAACAAATCGTGAAAGTATTACTGGTTGGTTTTTAACTGAAAAAAAACTCTAATACGAGCCATATATTCAATTCGGTGAACAACCTGTAAAATAAGTTAATTTATGAAAAAAATCGATAAAGAAATTATTATAGATACTATATCTATTAGATAGATAAGCAGCTTGATTAATATTTGAAAGTAAACCTTATCCAAATGTTATATAAACAAAAACTCAGTTAAAGGAGTTTATATGTTAGGTATATTCAATAGAATAAATGTAAATACAGCGACGGTTTTTTCTGCGCTAATGCAAAAGGCGAATAATGAAGCTTTATCACAAAAGACATTAAATAAACTAGTTAGGGTTGCTAATTCTGATGTTGGGATAAGCATCAGAGATGCTCAACGTCTTTTTAAAGAAAATAAACCAATAGAAACCAGTATACACAGCCAAAGACTAGTACTTCAACTAAGAAGAGTCGCTGGTGAGATCAATAACCCAAACCTTTCTGCAAAGGTTGAAAATTGGATTCAAAATTGTAATAGGACAACAATACATAACCATTCAACGCTTCTCCCTAACAGACAGGTAGACGTTCCTCGAAGCACTATTAACCAGCAGATACAAACACCAAATAATTCGCATATAGAACAAAAAAATTCTAATACCGGGCTAACTTTTGAAGAGTTTATTTGCAAAAATTATACTCGCATTGGTTCAGAAATAGGTAAAGGTGGTGAAGCCTTTGTTGTTGAAGATAAAACGAATCCATCTAAAGTATTAAAAATTTTTCTAGATAGTAGTAATCCATCAGAAATAGTTGAACAAGCTATATTATTTAATAAATTTTATGGAGAAAACTCAGCTGTTGTTTTATCAAATAGAGCCATTGAAATGTTGAAGGTTCCGGGAATCCCTATGTCCAAGGTTGAAAGTTTTAATCCCGATGCTAAAAATAAATTTATGACTTTAATTGTAGAAATGATAGCTAAAGGATGCCCTCCTAATGATTTATCAGAAGGTAATTTTTTGTATGACACCAAATCAGGTTTATTTTATCCAGTTGATATAGGGAAAAAAGAATCTAACCATATCGATCAAGGTGGATTACATTATTTATTGGACTTCATTGATTCAAAAACTCAATGAATAGCTAGATAAAATCATAAAACAATAATGACTAATGGTTTTTCAACTCCATTAGTCATTATTTAATTTAAATCTGATATATACTTTAATTAAATGTCTCGGCAAGTACCAGATTCAGTATATTCATCTAATTATTAATTAAATAGAATACTATCTTAATGTAATAAGTTTCTTACCGCAAGAAGAGCTTTTATAGGAGCCCCTAATATAGTATTAACCGAAGAACAAACTTGAGCTGTAAATTTATTTTCTTGAGGATAAAATGTAACCCCATAATTTGCGGTGTTATTCGCTTTAAGGGGATTTATTTTGCCATGGTATCCAATAACAGGAACCCCGGTCTCATTTGCTAGCATTTGAGCATTAGAAAATCGACCACCATTAGCACTATAACAGCAAATAAAGTTTATTTTATCTGTATTTTCAACTTTTGCGATTGATTTTGCAAAATGGGTAGCTCCATTACTACCAGATATAAGCTTTTTTCCATGTTGAATAATGAAAGGTGCTCCATGATTAATTATTTTCATCATAAAAAATCATTCTCCTATATGTTAGACAAGTAAAGTATACAAATTCATCCACTTTTTATACCAAAAATAGTATTTACACATAATATATGTATACTTGTGATAATTTTTTGATGTGGCATCCTCGAAGTTGATACTTGAGCTTTAGTAATCTTTACTCCAAAACATGACGTAATAATATCAAAAAATGCTCATTTTATTAACTATTTCTTTCATCATGAATGTATTTAACAGACCCAAAAGATCATAAAGAGTTGTATACATAAAGGTATTTATTCAAATTGCAGAGTGACCTATGTGATAGAGAATATCTATTACGAGTATTTCGCAATTTACCGCCGCAATTTGCAAGATCAAAAAAGGATCGTTAACCAAGCGAAGCACTACTACTGGCGCGGTTCTGACGATCTCTTGCAGGTGCATGAAAACCGACCTATTTAGTGGGCAGGCGTGGCGGGGTCACGATTGCGCGCTGAGTGTTTCTTGTTAATCATCTTCTCGCAATTCTCCGAGCCAGAACGGCGTTAAATTCAACTTTCCATAACTAGATAGGGATTATTTTAAGTCGTCTCAGAATGGCTTACAGTGCGTTTATTCGTGGATTTGAGAGGGCTAAAATTGAGCGGATTCGCCTTGGTACGGCGGCTTTGATATAATAGCGTGGGGTTATATTATTATTGACCTCTTTAAGATCACCTACCTACGGGTGAAAAAATACCGTCTCAAAGGACGGTACTTTTAAATCTGCCAGTCGATAATCTCAGTTAGTCATCATCCAAATCCAGTGAATATTTTTCGAATTTAACCACCTCAAAGCCCAACCAATCATTGAGTTGTTTCATTTTGCTTTGCAGTGGGATAAGTTCATTGCGAACAAACACTTTTGCCGCTTTTTCAACGTCACCAAAGCCCCCTACGTTTTCCGGTATAATCCCCATGATTTGTGGCGGGACTCGATGTGCAGCTAACATGTCATCACGGCTCACATTTTTGATATTGAGAAACTCATCTTTCGCCGCAGCTTCAGAAAGTGGGATAGTTTGAATGCCGTCTTTCTTCCCGCCGGGTGCGTACAAAAATAAATTTCTAAAATTTCCTGCCCCTTTACTGCTTTTGAGCGCCTCACGAATTCGATCAATATCATCGGTTTTTTGTGCCGCATCGCTAATGTACAAAATATACCCCGCGTGCGAACCATTAAGATAATACTTGCGACGAAATAACGTTGAGGCTTCATTCAGTAATACCGATGGGATAGCCGCAAGGTATTCAGGTAAGCCGTACAATTCTTGATTGATGTCAGGTTCAATTAAGTGAAACACTTTTCCCGTTTGAAATGCGTATGGCTGACTATCATAGCCTTGTTGAACAAACCAATAAGTTTCAAGATCCACACCTCGACGTGTAAATTTTGCGGGTGAATGTTTGAGGCTAAGTGGCTGCCCTAAGCGATTATCGCGCAATTCAAGATAACCGTTACCGAACAGTAGAAAGTCTAACGCCAAGCTATCAAAGGTTTGACGACTCAAATATTGATTAGGAATAAATGTGCTGGTTAAGATATTTCTCTTCACATAGACCGCGCTACTGTGATGCGGTGCGGCACGAAATGTCCGCGCCAATCCATAGAAACTAATCGGTGGCTCATAGTAATTATCGATTTGGACACATTCCAGATAATCAAATGCTTCACGCTTATCTAATACCGGGATTGGGTCACCAAACGAAAACGCCTCCATTGGGACGTGTTCTGCGGCTTTTGCCTTATATTGAGAACGGTATTTTTTATTCTTACGGCTCATTAAAAAACCTCAACGATATTGTGATGATTGCCATTTTCACCCGTGATGGGTTCATTGTAGAGCGCATGCATCGTTGCCCATGCTAAATCTGCATGGCTAGCCTCTTCACTGCGATCGGCTTCATAAGTTGGTCGATTACCGCTTGCGGTGGTAGCTCGGCGGATTGCCATGAAAGACTGCGTAATATCATTGCAACCTGCGTCATACTCCAATCGGTCATGACTGATAACGTCATACGCTTTCAGGACAAGTGCATTTTTCAATGCGGGGTTATAGACAAACTCTTTTGCCGCGGGGAAAAAATCCCGCACGTTCTGTAGAACGCCGTGACCAATACCAGTCGAATCAATACCGATGTATTGCACGTTATAGCGTTCAGTGAGTTCTTTTATCGCGTTGGCTTGGGCGCGAAAATCCATCCCACGCCATTGGTGATGTTCGAGAATACGAAATTTATCGCCAGCGCGCAGTGGTGGGGCAACCACAACACACCCTGCGCTATCCCCATTTTGAGTCCCTTTCGCTGGGTCATAACCAATCCAAACCGGATGATAGGCATAAGGGCGAACCATTAATGGCTGAACGTCATTCCACACTTCCCAACTGTCCACCATGCATTTTTGCATCAACTGCAAGTTGAAAATGGACGCAATATCATCGACAAACTCACACATCAGTAAGTTTTCAAATTCATCGGGACTGTATTCTAAAGAGAGTTGCTCTATCTCGAAGAGGTCACAACCACCGCGTATCGCATCTTCAACGGTGACAATTTGCCGCCATTGCCCATCAGCGCACACCATGCCATTAACAAGGGCTTGATGACTGACATCCACCTCGACATGCTCCGCTTTACGCCGACCTCGATTGAAGAGTTTTCCTGACCAAAACGGGTAAGCGCTGTGGGTGAGTGATGAAGGGGTTGAAAAGTAGGTTTGACGCCATTTTTTGTGCATCGCCATACCGGAGGCGACTTTACGCAACTCTTGGAATTTCGGTATCCAAAAGTACTCATCAAGGTATAAATTGCCATGGTAACTTTGTGCAGTGCGGGCGTTAGTGCCGAGAAAATACAAGGTGGCACCATTAGGCAGCACAATGGGATCGCCTTTTAAATCCACATCGACTTCCCGCGCCATATCAATAATGTAACCTTTGAAAACATGCGCTTGGGCTTTACTGGCGGATAAAAAGATTTGGTTACGCCCTGTCGTCAAGGCATCCATAAAGGCTTCGCGGGCAAAAAAATACGTTGCACCGATTTGTCGTGATTTTAAAATGTTGCGAATACGATGTTTGTGTCCTGCGCTGTACCACACCTTTTGATAACCAAACATGTTTTGGCGAAAGATTTCTTCCAGTTTTTCAATCTGCTCTTCGCTAAAGACATTTTTTTCCGGTGCGCGGCGTTCACCTTTATTCCGATTCGCAAGCTTCGGATTTAAATCGACTTCATTGCCGCCATTTTGGTATTTGTGAATTTTGGCATGGCGTTCAACTTGGCGATAAAGTAAGTCAATTTCTTTAAAGTCTTTTCCCTCTTTATTGACTTTACTGAGTAACGTACAAAGCCGCATTTCCAGCGTCATCTCGACGCGTTCAATCGGCTTTATGTCATCCCATTTATCGCGTCGTTTCCAACTGTGGATAGTGGCGGCTTTTTCTTGAAGAATTTCGGCAATACGCGCGATCCTGTACCCATTAAAGTACAGGTGCATGGCTCTTTTTCGTGGGTCAAAATCGTGTAATGTATTCATGCCGCCAGATTAATAACTCACACGACATCACGCCTTGCGCAAGCATTGTGCGAGCTACCATACAACGCCAACACATTGTTTCTTATCCCCCAACCCTGAAAACATAGGCTCATCATTTTTACGTTCACATGACATTCAATTGCTGGAGCCTGAGCAATGACAAAAAAATCCAAACCTGTGCGCCTTTGTGTGGAGGGAGCCACAACCGATGGGCGCAAAGTACAGCGCCAATGGTTAATGGATATTGAAAAAAACTATGACCCGAATGTTTATGGCGCTCGAATTAACATGGAGCACATGAATTATTCGTGGATGCCCCGTTTTGGTGATGTGGAGTCGGTGTATACCGAGGAAATCAGTGAAGGTGTATTAGCTGGAAAACTAGCGTTATACGGTGTGTTAAAACCGACACCAGAACTGATTGAAATGAATAAAAAGCGCCAAAAGGTCTACACCTCTGTCGAAATTAATCCCAATTTCTCCGATATGGGCAGTGCGTATTTGGTTGGTTTGGCAGTCACCGATAATCCCGCCAGTCTAGGAACAAGCATGCTGGCATTCAGCACAAATTCAGGACAAAGCGAGCATTTTGCTGACCGCAAACAAGATAAAGATAACGTCTTTACTGCTGCAGAAATGACGGTAATTGAATTCACCGAAGATGACGGTAATCGTGAAAAACCGAAGCTATATCAACGAATCAAAACCATGTTTAGCAAAGAGCACCAACGTCATGATGACCCTTTAGATGATGTTCACCAGTCCATCCAACTCTGTGCAGAAGAGGTCTCGGAATTAGACACTAAATTGACGTCGCTTGAACAAGAAGTCAAAAACCTCTCTGACGTAAAACAAGAAAATGACGCCTTGCGCGCAGAGTTGGAGACGCTGAAGCAAAGCTTAAGCCAGCAAGATAATCAACCTCAACGCCCAACTTCTTTGGGTGGCACTGGGGCAAAAATCGAAACACTGACAGATTGCTAAACGGAAAAGACAATGAGAAAAGAAACACGCATTAAATTTAACGGCTATTTGACCCGTTTAGGTCAGCTTTACGGGGTTGAGCCGATGGACTTTACCACCTCAAAAGTGGAAGTCACTCCCGCAGCGGCGCAAACACTCGAAACTAAAATTCAATTAAGTGCCGAGTTTTTAACTCGCATCAATATGGTGCCGGTTCAAAACCAAATCGGAGAAAAAATTGGTTTAGGTATCGGCTCAACCGTTGCCGGTACAACGGATACCACGAAAAAAGACCGCGAACCTGTCGACCCGACAGAACTCTCTGGACAAAAATATCATTGTCAGAAAACAAATTTTGATACCGCTATCCGTTACGAAAAATTGGACATGTGGGCAATGTTTGAGGATTTTCAACGCCGTATCCGCGATGAAATCATTAAGCGTCAAGCCCTTGACCGTATCATGATTGGCTGGAACGGCACGAGCCGAGCCGCAACCTCAGATCGGAAAACAAATCCGCTGCTGCAAGATGTCAATATTGGTTGGCTACATAAAATCCGCCTTGAAGCGCCTGAGCATGTTCTCGGCTCATCAACCGATGAGAAAACCAATGTTATCACCCCTGAGAAAATCAGTGTCGGTAACGGGGCTGATTATGAGAACCTCGATGCATTGGTCATGCAAGCCGTTGATAATGCGATTTCAGAAGTGTATGCCGATGATACTGAGCTTGTGGTGATTTGTGGGCGCAAGCTGTTATCCGATAAGTATTTCCCGATTGTAAATCGCGATCAGGCAAATACGGAAGTTCTTGCCGCAGATGTGATTATTAGCCAAAAACGTATTGGGGGATTGCCGGCGGTTCGTGTGCCGTATTTCCCGAAAAATGCCATGCTCATTACCCGTTTGGATAACTTATCCATCTACTGGCAAGTCGACTCTCGCCGTCGTCAAGTCGTGGATAATGCAAAACGAGATCGTATCGAAAACTACGAGTCTGTTAATGAAGATTACATTGTCGAAGATTACGACTGTGTTGCTTTAATTGAAAACATTGAGCTAGTCACAACCTCTACTGAGGCTAGCGGCAAACAAGAAGCGCATGACGGGGAATAACCGTGAACCTGTGGGAAAGAAAACGCATGCAGGTTGAGGCAAGGCACGCTACTGATTATGGTGGCGTGCTTGCCGACCCATCCGGTGTCACTCAAGTCAAATTGATGTTGCGACAGCACATGCGAGACTTAGGGAAAACGCAATCTTTTGAGCGAAAAGCCATGTACAAGCGAAAAGTGCTTCCTCTCTACGAACCGTGGATCACTGAAACATTAAAACGCAATGTGGGCGTACAAGATGACGTCTTGATGTATTTGATGTTGTGGAGTTTTGACGCGGGGATGTATGAACAAGGTCTTGATATTGCGCAATACGCATTGAAACACCAGTTATCGATGCCGTCGGGACAGTCTCGAACCACGGGTTGTGCAATTGCCGAGGAAATGGGCGATCGCGCAAAAGATGCCTACACCGCGAAAAAGCCGCTCCCCTTGGCGATATTGCAGCGAACCATGTCATTGATTGAGCATGAAGATATGCCCGATAAAGTGCGGGGGGAACTGCATAAATGGTTAGGGTACAGCTTGCGTGATAATGATTTTCCACAGCCTGCTCTTTGTGAGCTGATGCGTGCTCTTGAGCTAAATGATCGCTCTGGAGTGAAGCAAGATATTAAGCAACTTGAAAAATTTTTATCTGCGAAACATCACGCAGATGAATAACGAACGTGCCAACACGCAAGGCGGCGCGAGAGCAAGAAATTTGTTTTCGAAATCTCGCCCACCGCCTACCTATTTTAGGGCTATTTATGGATTTTGTTTCTCCTGAGCAGGGAAATGAAAAAGCACTCACACTTGCCAGTAGTGATTTTTTCCCTGACATAAAAACATCGGATTTTCGCGAGTCAATGCGCGTCGATAGCACGGTCACCACTTCGCGATTAATCAATGCGCTGAAAAACGCCATCATTGAAACAAATCACGAATTATGGCAATGGCAGCAAAACGAAATCCGCTTAGGTTTTCAAACGCTGGATGCTATTCCGGCTAATCACATTCATGACGGTGAAAAGACTGAGTCTGAACTGGTTTATTTGTATCGTCGTGCGGTGTTTTGCAATGCAAAGGCTAATTTAACCGAGCGTTATCGAGATATTGATACCACCTTAAATGGCAACAAAAAAGCCGACGCACTTGAACCATCGATTGAAGATTTACAGCGTGACGCGGTGTGGGCAATTCAGCGTATTAAAGGCACGACACATAACATTGTTGAGTTGATATGAAAATGAGAACACTTCAAGGCGACACCGTTGATGCCATTTGCTGGCGTTTTTATGGTCGGACAACGGGAATGACCGAAGCCGTATTGTTAGCCAATCCGAATTTGGCAGAGCGTGGCGCAGTGCTTCCCGCGGGGCTATTGATAGAGATGCCCGAAATGCATTCGGAGTCAATACGACCACTTATACAGTTATGGGATTAGTCACGTATGTTTGACAAAGATCCTAATGGTTTCGGTCTGGTTCAATGGTTGATGTTGCTCTTCATTTCCGCATGGGGAGGAGCCGTGAGATATATCATTGATATACGAAAAAATAACATGGCATGGAGCTGGATTAATGCCTTGATGCAAGTTGTTGTATCGGGATTTGCAGGGCTTCTTGGGGGGCTTGGTGCGATAGAATCGGGCGCATCAATGTACATGATCATGATTTCATCCGGTATCTCAGGGGCAATGGGAACCATGGCTTTAGATTTCTTCTGGTTGAAGTATACAGGGGGTAAAAAATGACAAAATTAAGTGAGCATTTCAATAGCACAGAGTTTGCTTGTAAAGATGGGTGTGGTGCATCAGACGTCGATACAGAACTTGTGACTGTGCTTGAAGATGTGAGAGAACATTTTAATCAGCCGGTTTATGTTGTCAGTGGTCGCCGTTGTACAAAGCATAATAACGCTGTGGGTGGCGCTAAGCATTCACAGCATCTTTTGGGAACAGCAGGAGATATCAAAGTAAAAAACGTTGCACCAAAAGGAGTTGCTGATTACTTGGAATCAAAATATCCGAATCAATACGGTATCGGTCGCTACAAAACATTTACTCACATTGATGTTCGTAAAAATAAAGCTCGTTGGGGAAGCAACTCATAGTATGAAGAAACGCGTGATTGGTTTTGTGACCCTATTTGTTATAACGTTCATTATCGCTGTACTGGGTATGAAAAAAATAGAGAAGCTAAATAGTCAACTTGATGAATTACAAGAAAAAAACACTCAGTTAAAGACGGATATAAACAATCAAGCTAAGGTTATTGCAGATCAATCACTTGCCTTTCATCGTGCTAATCAAATCAGTAGCGAAGTCTACCGAAACGGAATTACCCAACGCGCCAGCGCAGAGGAAAGAAAAATTGAATATAAAACTATTCTTAAAAAAGAGCCGACTTGCGATTTTCCTGTGCCTAAATCTATTTCTGACAGGTTGCTCAGTAACACGTACCGTTTACGTGCCATCGCCATGTCCTCCCATTCCGAAAACGCTAACGCAACCCGTACCACCATCACTACCGGACGGATTTTAACGTATTGCGATCTGGCATTGTGGGTTGACCCGCTTCTCACCGATTTGGAGCAAGCGAATTCGCAGCTTATGGCGATTGAAAAATTCGAAAAAGAACGAAATCATGAAAAAACTCACTAAATTACGGGATTACCTGAGTAACAAAATTCCTTTTCTTAAAGAGAATCCAGAAAACCTGTCCCTATTCGTCGAAAATGGGCGAGTGATCACCACACTGGCAAAAACGCCCAGTCTTGAATATGACTACACCGCCAATATCATCATTGAAAGTTATAACGGCAATCAAGACATTTTAATGGCGGTGATTAGTGATTGGTTACGCCAATATCAACCCGATATGCTGGCAAACCCCATCAAGCGGCAGGACGGGTTTTTATTTGATGCAGTCATACTGAGTAATGGCACGGCACACATCAGTATCGATTTAAAACTGACAGAACGGATCCTTGCGACAGATAGTGAAGGAAAATGGGTTGTGGAGTCTATTACTGAGCCGGCTAATCCTTTTGATGAATGGCAGACTGAACGATGAATAACGATACTCTGCGTCAATTTGATAATGAGTTGACGCACTTACTCAGCCACATGTCCACGCAACAGCGACGTCAACTGGCGAAAGAAATTACCCGCGATTTACATCGTTCACAAATCAAACGAATTCAGCAACAAAAGAATCCTAACGGAAGCCCATACACAAAACGAAAAGCCAGTTTTGTCACCGTACAGCGTGAAATTCAATTTATGTGGCGAGGACAAAAACGCACGTTGCGGACATGGCGTAAAAATACAAAAACTATCACGGGTTGGGATGTCGATAAAAAGGCACTGCGCTCTTTTCGTAAATCGGATATTCAACATTACATCAGTCTAAAAAAAGACAAAATCAGAACTGCGCGTAACACAAAGCAAACCAGAATGTTTAAAAAGCTGGCGACGGCGCGTTTTTTGCGGATGTCTCACAGTGATAAAGGAGCAGCTATCTACTTTTTCCCCTCAGCGGGCAAGATTGCCGGAGTACATCAATTCGGTCTAACCGAGCAAATCGGACACGCAAAAATCACGTATCCAGCACGTCAGTTGCTTGGATTAACGCCACAAGAAATCCAACACATCGAACACCAACTCATTGAATTTCTCTCGCGATAAATTGTATGGCGCTTCAAACAAAACACGCTAGCTGCAATCTCCCCATCATTAATGGCAGGCTTAAGAAAATGAATTTCTTGAGGTTGCTATGCGTAAATACATTCCCTTTATTCCTGCTTTAGTGGTTATTCTTTACTCGCTGATTGCCTTTTTTGATGACACAGCTGGAAGTTTTATTGCTGTACTCATATTAAATACGGTGATTTCTTTTTACGCCTTCTGGTTATTGATGAACTATCTGCCATTTTTAGGGAAACAAACGAAGTCCTATCAATTAGACGGTTTTCCACTGGGTCTTGTCCCGATGGATAACGCCGTTTATCGCTATGTCAATGCGTTAAATTTACTAGCTTTGCTTGCTTTAACGCTTATTGGTCAATGGTTTTTAGCCCCGTTATTTACCTGTTTAGGCTGCTGGCAATACTTAGTTCGCCAATTGCTTTTAAATGCCATTTCGCAAGAGAAATAACGTGCTATGTCCGCTGATATTTATCGCTTAATCCGAAATATGATCCGTATTGGAGTTGTCACTGCCGTTGATGCCAAAAAAGGGTGTCGCGTGCAAATCGGTGATTTAGAAACTGATTGGTTAAATTGGCTGACATTACGGGCGGGACAAACTCGCACAATGAACGCCCCTAGCATTGGTGAGCAGGTGCTTATTCTTGCCATCGGGGGGGAATTAACGACCGCATTCGTGTTACCCGCTATTTTTTCCAATGAGCATACGGAGCCGAGTGGATCATTGACGGCAGATCATCGCACCTATTCCGACGGTGCCGTCATTGAATATGAGCCAGCGACGGGCGCTTTAAGCGCCGTGGGAATTAAAACCGCGAATATTGAAGCCAGTGAATGCATTACTGCGACGACAAGCGTCGTGGTGGTGAATGCCAGCCAACAAATCCATCTAAAAACCCCAAAAGTCATTTGTTCAGATAATTTAACCTGCGCCACGTTAAACGTGACGCTAGGGGGCGAAATGACGGGGAATTTTAATCATCAAGGCGGCGCTATCACATCCAACGGGATTATCCTTCATTCACATAAGCATGGTGGTGTGCGTAGTGGTGGTGAATCCACGGGAGCACCTCAATGAAATATCAAGGTATGAATCGCATCGATGGAAAGGTAATTTCCGATATTGAGCATATTCGCCAATCAATTAGCGATATTTTGATTACCCCCATCGGCTCCCGCATTGCTCGTCGAGCGTATGGGTCGTTATTGTCGGCGTTAATCGACCAGCCACAAAATCCAGCGCTGAAACTGCAATTAATGTCTGCGTGCTATACCGCATTGATGAGGTGGGAGCCAAGAATTTTATTGACTCGGATTGCGTTGAGCTGCGCGAAAGAGGCTCAAATGGTCATTGAAATAGACGCTATCCAACAAGAGACGAATCAACCCCTAACTTTTTCTATCCCTGTGAGGTGATGATGGCGACCAGTATTGATTTAAGTTTGTTGCCAGCCCCTGATGTGATTGAAGAGCTGGATTTTGAAGTGATATTTTCACAGCGTAAAGCGGCATTAATTGCGGCGATGCCCGAAGAGCAACGCGAAGTCGTCGCCCGTACATTGGAATTAGAATCCGAGCCATTAACCAAACTGTTGCAAGAGAACAGCTACCGTGAAGTGATTTTTCGTCAGCGAGTGAATGAAGCGGCTCGCGCCAGTATGGTGGCATTTGCGACGGGAGCTGATCTTGACCAGCTAGCCGCCAACAATGACGTTAAGCGGTTAGTTTTATTTGCCGGGAATGAAAACGCAATCCCCCCTATTCCACCTGTTTATGAATCGGATTCTGATTTAAGAATGCGCATCCCTGAAGCCTTCGAGGCGCTCAGTGTGGCGGGTACGGTGGGCAGTTATACCTATCATGCGCGCAGTGCGGACGGTCGTGTTGCGGATGCTTCAGTGATTAGCCCGCAACCCGCCCATGTAACCGTAACCGTGTTATCACGAGAAGGCGATGGAACAGCATCGAGTGATTTGATTCAGACAGTTGAAGCAGCTTTAAATGATGAGGATGTGCGTCCTGTTGCGGATCGGGTCACCGTACAATCAGCCAATATCGTGAACTATGACATTGAAGCGGAGATCTATTGTTACCCCGCCCCGGAATATGAGCCAATTATCAACGCGGCACAAGAGCAGCTAAAACGCTACACAACTCAACAACATCGACTGGGGCGTGACATTGTCTTAAGTGCTATTTATGCCGCGCTGCATGTTCATGGAGTTCAACGCGTTGAATTACGAAAACCGGAAAGTGATATCACATTAGACAAAACACAAGCCAGTTTTTGCACTCATATTAACTTGTCGTTAGGTGGTTCTGATGAGTAATCGCTTATTGCCCGTAGGATCATCGCCACTAGAACTTGCCGCCGCTGAAGCTTTATCAGAGATTGAGCGCGTCCCCATACCGATCCGAGAACTTTGGGATGCCAATTTGTGTCCGGTGCATTTATTGCCGTATTTGGCTTGGGCATTTAGCGTTGACCGATGGGATAAAAATTGGACAGAGCAAGCCAAACGGGATGCCATCAAGGCGGCAATGTTTATCCATAAACACAAAGGCACGATTGGTGCGTTACGCCGTGTTGTAGAGCCGCTCGGTTATTTAATTCGTGTGATTGAATGGTGGAAAACCAACGAAACCGCGGGCACGTTTCGTCTTGATATTGGTGTACTGGATACCGGCATTACAGAAGAAATGTATCAGGAGTTAGAGGCATTAATTTTTGATGCTAAACCTGCGAGCCGCCACCTCGTGGGGTTAACCATCCAACTCGAAACCAGAGGACAAATTTATTGTGCTGCAACCAGTTATGGCGGGGATGAACTCACGGTTTACCCTTATACGCCTGACATGATCAGTACCGGAGGGACAATTTCGCCAGGGGTTGCAGTACATGTTATTGATGAAATGAGGGTGACTCTTCAATGAGATATTTTGCATTACTCACCACGTATGGGGAAAAAGTCCTTGCTGAAGCCTCTGCGCTGGGGACAAAAATTGAATTAACACAGATGGCTGTGGGGGATGGTGGCGGTTCATTGCCGACACCAGATACTCAGCAAACTCGATTGGTGAATGAAAAACGACGAGCGGCGATTAACACCCTGTTTATTGACCCATTGAATGCAAATCAAATTATTGCAGAACAAGTGATCCCCGAAAATGAAGGGGGATGGTGGATCCGGGAAATGGGGGTGTTTGATAAATCAGGGATGCTGGTTGCCGTTGCTAATTGTCCTGAAACTTATAAGCCATTATTGGCTGAAGGTTCCGGTCGAACACAGACCATCAGGATGATTTTAATTGTCAGTCACACGGAGTCCGTTACGTTAAAAATAGACCCTACCGTGGTGCTGGCAACGAGAAAATACGTTGATGATGCTATTCAGGTATTGGATAGACGAATAACGGAATTGACGGCGAATGATGTGAGTGCTGTTCCCATCACGCGACGTGTGAACAATAAACAATTGAATACGGATATTACCTTAAATGCAGGGGATGTCGGAGCATATACCAAAGCCGAAGCAGACACCAAAATCGCTGATGCAAAGAAAGCGGGTACTGACGCTCAAGCAACAGCCAATGCCGCCAATACAGCAGCCACCAATGCGAATAATAACGCCAATAGTCGCGTACCCAATACGCGTCGAGTGAACAATAAGCCATTAAGTGCAGATATCACATTGTCAGCAGGCGATGTCGGAGCCTATACAAAAGCAGAAACAGACACCAAAGTGGCGGATGCGAAAAAAGCGGGCACCGATGCACAGGTCACCGCCAATGCCGCAAACACAGCGGCAACGAATGCAAATAACAATGCGAATGGTCGAGTCCCTAACACACGCAAGGTGAACAACAAACCTTTAAGCACAGATATCACCTTGTCTGCGGGAGATGTTGGCGCTTATACAAAAACGGAATCGGATGCGCGCTATATGCAGAATGCACTGAATGTGCGATTAGGTGCCAAAACGCGTTATTCGCCTTCAAGTAATAGAGTGAGTTGGAATTGGGAGGCGCCCGCAGGAAATGTGTTAACTGGATTGGTGGTTGATGATACGGGGAGTAATTCAGCGGATAACATTTCAGGTGCTTGGTATCGCCCATTACAGAGTCTTGTTAATGGGCAGTGGGTAACCATCAGCGGTTTATAAGGATGAATATGATATATCAGAACTTTCAGAGAAGTCACAATCCTAAATTATTAGCTAACTACCCAGAATCCACGTTAGTGTTAGAAGATATTGAGGGAAATGATTGGTATCAGGTGCAAGCTAATTTCAATGGGGATACATTAAAAATCGTTTTTAATCCAGATGGCTTAATTATTTCTTACAGCCATGATGCTAGCGCACTCTTTCCCTTAGGTGGGTCTGTTGCTGAA